AGGCGTACAAGGCCGAGTACGGGGATGACCCGGCAAGCTGGCCGAAGGAAATCCACCAGTACGAGTTCGACTGGCTGACGCCCGATGTCGTGTACGTCGCGGAGTATTTCCGCGTCGAGATGGTGTCTGAGACCGTGCGCATCTTCCGCAGCCTGGACGGCGAGGAGGAACGCTACCGGGACAGCGAGCTGGACGATGAGATGCTGGCCGAGCTGGAGGCTGTCGGCAGCGTCGAGGTGCGGCAGAAGCGCGTCAAGCGCCAGCGGGTGCGCAAGTATGTCCTGAGCGGCGCGAAGGTGCTCGAAGACTCCGGGTTCATTGCCGGCAAGCACATCCCCGTCGTGCCGGTCTACGGCCGCCGCTGGTTCGTGGACAACGTGGAGCGGTGCGCGGGGCATGTCAGGCTGGCGAAAGACGCCCAGCGCCTGGCGAACATGCAGCGGTCGAAGCTGGCCGAGATCGCCGCTCTGTCGAGCGTCGAGAAGCCCATCCTGACGCCCGAGCAGGTAGCCGGTCATCAGGTGATGTGGCAGGACGACAACCTGCGCAATTACCCGTACCTGCTGATCAACCCGATCACCGGACCGGACGGCAGCGCACAGGCTGCAGGCCCGCTGGCCTACACGAAGTCGCCGCAGATCCCGCCCGCGATGGCTGCGCTGCTGCAGATCACCGAGCAGGACATCAAGGACGTTCTCGGGAACCAAGAGCAGGGCGACAAGGTGGTCGCCAACGTCAGCGGCAAGGCCGTTGAGATGGTCCAGCAGCGGCTGGACATGCAGACGTTCATCTACATGAGCAACTACGCCAAGGCCGTGCGCCGCGCTGGCGAGGTATGGCTCGGCATGGCCCGCGAGGTGTACGCAGAGCCTGGCCGGAAGATGAAGGGCATCGGGTCACAAGGCCAGATGTCGAGTATCGAACTGATGCGCCCGATGGTGAACGACGAGGGCGAGCTCGAGCACGAGAACGATCTCTCAGAGGCCGAGTTCGATGTCGCCGTTGAGGTTGGCCCGTCCTCGAGCAGCAAACGTGCCGCGACGGTGCGCGCCCTCACGCAGATGATGGCCGTGACGCAAGACCCCGAGGCCCAGCGCGTGCTGCAGGCTGCGGCGCTCATGAACATGGAAGGCGAGGGCCTGAGCGAAATCAGCGAGTTCTTCCGCAAGCAACTCGTGCAGATGGGCGTCGTGAAGCCGACCGAGGAGGAGGCCGCACAGATGGCCCAGGCCGGAGCGCAACCCGATCCGAATGCGGTGTTCCTGCAGGCTGCGGCCGAGGAGGCGCTGGCCAAGGCCGCGCAGGCCCGTGCCGGTGTGGTGAAGACCGTCGCAGACAGCGAGCTGGCGCGGGCGAAGACGCTCGAGACGGTTTCCAAGATTGACATGGATCAGACCCGCATGGCGATGGACGCGGTGAAGATGATCGGCCTGCCTGAGCAGACGCCGCCGCGACCTGAACTCTGAATCGGCACGGTGCCGAACGGTTGCCGGCTGACCGCATCAGCCGAGAGGGAAGACGGATGGGAATCAGGATCGAAGTAACGCAGCCCGATGGCACCCAGGAGGTGCACGACGGCAACGAGGACACGCCCGAGGACGAGGGCGAGCAGGTTGCGGCGGCTCATGGCGCACCAGACACGCCTGACCCGTCTCCCCAGGCTGATGCCCCTGCAGCCGCCGCACCCGAACCCGACGAGGTGACGGTCAGCATCGGAGACGATGCCCCGCCAGCCGAGGACGAGGAACGCGCCGCCCCTGAGTGGGTGCGCGACCTGCGCAAGCAGCACCGGGAACTGCAGAAGAAGGTCCGCGAGTACGAGGCCAAGGAACAGGCCGCGCCGGCCGCGCAGAAGCCCGTGGTCGGCCCGAAGCCCAAGCTCGAAGACCACGACTACGACACCGACCGATACGAGACGGCGCTGGAGGCGTGGTACGCCCAGAAGACCACGGCTGACAAGGCCGAGCGCGAGGCCCAGCGCCAGGCCGAGGAGGCGCAGAAGGCGTGGCAGGCCAAACTCGACGGTTACGGCAAGGCCAAGGCCGACCTCAAGGTGCGCGACTACGACGAGGCCGAGCACACGGTCATGGAGACGCTGAACGTCACGCAGCAGGGCGTCGTGCTGCAGGGTGCGGAGAACCCCGCGCTCGTGGTCTACGCGCTGGGCAAGAACCCCAAGCGCGCCAAGGAACTCGCCGCGATCACCGACCCCGTGCGGTTCGCGTTTGCCGTCGCCAAACTGGAGGCACAGTTGAAAGTCACTCCCCGCACCAAGCCCCCCGCGCCTGAGCGCAGCCTGCCGGCAGGCACCGCACCCGTCAGCGGCGGGTCAGACACGACGCTGGAGCGGCTGCGCGAGGAGGCGTCCCGCACGGGCGACATGACGAAGGTGGTGGCGTACAAGCGGCAGTTGGCGGCGAAGGCCGCAGCACGGAATTAACCACGACGACGAAAGGGAACAACGTGAACTTTGGACAAGCAATCGAAGCTCTGAAGCATGGAAGCAAAGTCGGCCGCGACGGATGGAACGGCAAGGGCCTGTGGCTGGAGTTGCAGCGCCCCGACGCGCACAGCAAGATGACGCTGCCCTATGTGTTCCTGAACTACCCGGCAGACGCACAGAACACCCCCGGCGCTCGCGTGCCCTGGCTGGCCAGCCAGACCGACATGCTGGCCGAGGATTGGGCTATCGTTGACTGACGCGAGGGCATGAAAGCACGCTGGTTAGACAGGCGCATTGCTGCGCCTGGGCCGTACCTCACGCTGTGTCTGAGCGAAGCCGAGTACGAGGCCGCCATGCGGGACTTGAAGTGCAAGCATTACGGGGCTTGGATTTCAACACCGCAGGCGTCGGCCACCACGCACCATCTCAGCAACCACGACGGGAACCTGTGCGCCGTGGTGTGCATGAACGACTACGCGGGCCGAAACCCTGTCGAAGTCGCGGGGCTGCTGGTCCATGAAGCGGTGCATGTGTGGCAGGAATACTGCGACTGGTACGGCGAGAAGACGCCAGGGCGCGAGCAGGAGGCGTATGCGGTGCAGACCATCGCTCAGGAACTGATGGCGGAGTTTGCGCGACGCGCGGCGCAGGCGAGGGCTTGACGCCCCGGCCGAGTGTGGTACATTCGGCCCAATCGCACCGGGTTTCGCCAGCCCTGAATCGGCAGCAGCGACCAGATCACGAGTGGCCGCCCGACTCCGACCGGGTGAGTAAGCAGGCGCGGCAGTAGCCGCAATCGTTCACTCATTCCGAATCAGGAGCCACCAATGGCCAACGCCTTCTCAAAGGAAGAAAGGGTTGCTTTTGAAGACCTGCTTGCAGGCTTCCAAGACGCCCTCGTACTGTCCCGCAACGTCTCGATCTACAACACGGATCAGACGATGATGGAGCGGACCAACAACGTCATCTGGCGTCCGATGCCCTACATCGCTGTGTCGTACAACGGCACGGACATGACGGGCAATTTCGACGACTACACCCAGCTCACCGTTCCCGCGACCATCGGCTACCAGAAGTCGGTGCCGTGGATCATGTCGGCCACCGAGCTGCGTGATGCGCTGCAAGAGGGTCGCCTGGGCGATGCCGCCAAGCAGAAGCTCGCCAGCGACATCAACGTCGCCGTGCTGACCGTTGCAGGCCAGCAGGGGACGCTGGCGATCAAGCGTTCGGCCGCCACTGGCTTCGATGATGTGGCGCTTGTCGAGGCGGTGATGAACGAGACGGGCGTTCCGATGGACAGCCGGTATCTCGCGCTCTCGACGCGCGACTACAACGGCATGGCGTCCGATCTGGCGAAGAACACCCGCAGCTTCGGCAACGACATCTCCGACAGCGCGCTGCGTCGGGCGTTCGTGGGCCAGGTCGCCTCGTTCGAGACGTACAAGCTGGACTACGCCCAGCGCAAGGCTGCTGCGGCGGGTGCTGGCATTCAGATCAACACGACGGCAGCGGGCGGGAACTACTACACCCCGAAGGCCACCTCGACCTCGGCCACGGGCGAGACGAGCAACGTGGACAACCGCTTCCAGACGGTGACGGTCAACTCGACCACCAGCATCGCGGTGGGCGACTCGTTCACGATTGCCAACGTCAACGCCGTGCACATGATCACCAAGGAAGACACGGGCCAGCCCAAGACCTTCCGCGTGATCGCCGTGCCGTCGGCCACGACGCTCGTGATCAGCCCCCCGCTGATCCCGGCGCAGGCCGGTGTCGATTCGACCGCGCAGTACCAGAACTGCCGGATCACTTCGACCTCGGCAACCGCCGCGATCACGTTCCTGAACACGACGGCCTCGTACCTGAACTGCTTCTGGCACAAGGACGCCATCGAGCTTTTGCCGGGTCGCTATGCGGTGCCGACAGATGCCGGTGCGGCCGTGATGCGCGCGAGCACGGACCAGGGTATCGAGTTGGTGATGACCAAAATGTACGACATCAACAACATGAAGACCAAGTACCGATTGGACTGCCTCTTCGGTGTGGTGTGCAAGCAGCCCGAAATGGCTGGCGTGCTGATGTTCAACTGAGCCACCAGGAGCAACCGAAATGGCACAGCAAATTGTTTTCCCCTACGGCGAGGTTCAAGTCTCGCTGACTGCCACCCAAGCAATTGCGGTGCGCACCACGGGTCCGGGCAATCCGGCGTCTGTCTACCGGCAGGCTGGCTTCCCGAACTACCCGAACTCGTACACCTTGCTCGGCACCGTGTCCGACGAGGAGAAGAGCTTCGGGCCGTTCACGGGCGGCGGCGTGATCAAGATCGAAGCCGGCCCGAATCAGGTGTTCTACAACGTCGACGCGAACCCGATGGGCGCGGTCGTGTTCGACGCACCGATTGGCAACCCGTCGTTCTTCGGCTACTTCACGGACTTCGTGGAGTACGACAGCAACACCTGGACGATCACCGAGACGGGCGCGGGCACGGACCTGTCGGGCGACGAAGTGGGCGGCACGGTGGTGTTCACCAACGCGGGCGCCGACAACGACAAGCACGCCTTGCAGCTCGGCAAGACCAACGGCGAGTGCTTCAAGTTCACGGGTGGCAAGGCGCTGTGGTTCGACGCTCGGTTCAAGGTGGACAACGTGCTGGCCGACACCATGATCGGCCTGTACGTCACGGACACCGACCCCGAGGGTGGCGTGTCGGATGGCGTGTACTTCCGCCGCCTGACCACCGCCACCGCGCTGAACCTCGTCATCGAGGCGTCTTCGACCGAGACGGTGGTGACGACCGGCATCGTGATGGCCAACGACACCTACGTGAACGTCGGCTTCTACTACGATGGCGCGAAGCTGTTCTACACACAGAACCGCCAGATCATCGGTGAGGCGACCTCGCTGGCCAACCTGCCAACCGGCGAACTGCGCCTGTCCATGCTGGTGCAGAACGGCACGGCGGTGGCGCGGTCGATGACGGTGGACTGGGTCGGCGCTCACCAGCAGCGTTGATCGGGTAACCGAGTGACACGCGGGCGGTGGTCTGAGGCTGCCGCCCGCGTTTTCGTATCAGGAGACTGAGATGCCGATGAAAAAGGGTTACTCGCAGAAGTCGATCAGTGCCAACGTCTCCGAGGAGATGAAGTCCGGCAAGCCGCAGAAGCAGGCCGTCGCCATCGCGCTGAACACGGCGCGCACGGCGGCCAAGAAGGGCAAGAAATGATCCGCGTCGAACTGCCGACCATCCTCTACAAGCGCGGCGGCACCTGGCCTGGCCCGTTGGACAGGTACGGCAACGCGACGACGTTCTCGACGCTGGCCTGCGACACGATGGAGCAGGTCGAGGCGGCGCTGGCCGATGGCTGGCACCTGAACGTCTGGACGGCCTGCGACCAGGCTGGGCCGTGGGACGAGGAGGTGGTCGAGGCCGAGGTGGTCAAGGTTGCCCCGGAACCCGAGCCTGCGCCCGCAGACAACGCCCCGCCGACCCGCGCCGAGATGATGCAGCAGGCTGAACTGCTGGGCCTGAAGGTCGATCGGCGCTGGAGCGACGAGACGCTGCTGGCGAAGATCAACGCCGCGATGGCGGCCGAGCCTGCTGCTGACGATCCAATCTGAGGACCGAATCATGATCTACGGACCATTCTTACCGCGCCCCGGCGCTGGCCAGACCATCGCCACCTCGGGCACATCTGGCACCACGACCATCGGCCAGGGCAGCAAGTGCCTGCGGCTGATGAACCTCGACACCACGAACGCGATCCATGTCCGCGTGAGCCGGGGCGCGAGCACGGCTACGACCGCCGATCTGATGGTGCGGCCTGGACAGACGATCATCATCCAGAAAGATCAGGATCTTGACACCGTGGCGCACATCGCTGCGGCCGGAACCCCGAATCTTCGCGTTGAGCCTGGTGAGGCTGGCATCTGAGGCTGGCATGAGCTACACCAAGCGCCAATTCGTGGAGGAGGCTTTTGCCGAACTCGGCATGGCGAACTACACCTTCGACCTCCAACCGCAACAGCTCGACACCGCGCTGCGCCGGCTGGATGCGATGATGGCGACTTGGAACGCCAAGGGCATCAGACTGGGCTACCCGCTGCCGAGCAGCCCGCAGGACAGCGACCTCGACACCGAGACGCAGGTGCCCGACAGCGCGAACGAGGCCATCGTGGCGAATCTTGCCATCCGGATCGCGCCGCAGTACGGCAAGACGGTGCAGATCGACACGCGCACCACGGCCAAACTCGGATACGACACCCTGCTGGCTCGGGCCACGTTCCCGGCCGAGCAGCAGTTCCCCCGCACGCTGCCGCTGGGCGCAGGCCAGAAGCCGTGGCGCTACGACACGCCGTTCATGCCGGGGCCGGTCGATCCGGTGCTGGCTGGGCCTGACGGCCCCATCGAACTCTACTGAGGGCGCACACCGCGCACCGAAACACACTGAGGGCGCACCATGCCGCTGATCAATCAACTACCTGTCGTCTCGCAGCTGTCCAGCGGCGACCAGATCGCGGTTTACAACACCGCCAACGGCGACGCCAGGCGCTCCAGCCTGAACTCGCTGCTGTCGTACTTCCAGCAGTCGTTCGCCTCGCCCACGATGTCGGTGAACCTGTACGTTCCGGGGACCGGCTTCAACATCGCCCTGCCCACGCCTGCCACGGCGTCCATGTGGGCGCTGCTGCAGCCTGCCGGCACGCTGGCCACCGGCACCGTGACGCTGCCGCTGAACTCTGCCACGCCCGATGGCACCGAGGTGCTCATCACCACGACGCAGCAGATCACGGCCTTCACGCTTGCGCTGAACGGCGCTACGGCGGCCTACGGCGACCCGGCCACGCTTGCGGCAGAGGACAACTTCCGCATGCGGTTCTACCAGCCGACGAACTCGTGGTATCGGATCGCGTGATGGCGAAGACGCCGGCCTGGCAGCGCAAGGAAGGCAAGAGCCCCACGGGCGGCCTCAATGAGAAAGGCCGCGCCTCCGCACGCGCCGAAGGCATGAACCTCAAGGCCCCTGTCAAGTCAGGCGACAACCCCCGTCGAGCAAGTTTCCTCGCCCGCATGGGCAACATGCCGGGGCCTGAACGCAAGGACGGCGAGCCCACGCGGCTGCTGCTGTCGCTGCAAGCCTGGGGCGCGTCGAGCAAGGCAGACGCACGCGCGAAGGCCAAGGCGATCTCTGCGCGGAACAAAGGAAAGAAGTAGTCATGGCCAACGTCAAAATCTCCGCTCTGCCGGCCGCAGTCGCTGCGTCTGGAACCGATGTGGTGCCGGTGGTTCAGGGCACCACGACCAAGAAGCTCTCAATGTCCGGGCTACTGACGAGCCCGACGCTGTTTGCCCCCGGCATGAGCACGTTCTTTGCCACACCGTCGAGCGCGAACCTGCGCGGCGTGCTGACGGACGAGACGGGCACGGGGTCTGCGGTGTTTGCCGATGCGCCGACGCTGACCACGCCGACCATCAGCGGCGGGGACATGGAGTTTTCCAGCCTCGGGCAGCGCATCAAGGGCGATCTCACGACGACCACGGTATCCAATCGCCTGCTATTCCAGACCTCGACCGTCAACGGAACAACGAGCGTCGGCGCGATCCCTGATGGAACGGCCACGACAGCCGGATTCGCGGCGGCCAACAGTTCGGACGCAAACAACGCCAGCATTGCCATTTTGCAGGCCACGCCGACCGTCGTGAGTGTGACGGCTACGAAGACCGGCACGGGCTCGTTCTTGCCGCTGACGTTCGTGACCAGCACTATCGAGCGCCTGCGCATCGATACGTCTGGGAATGTGAACATCCCGACAGCCGGGGCTCGGATCACGGGGGATTTCAGTGGTGTGACGTTGGCGAACCGTCTGATGTTTCAGACGAGCACGACGAACGGAAATTCGCAATTAGGGTTGCTGCCCAACGGGACTGCAACCTCGGCAAACTTCGCGGCGCATAACGCATCCGACCCAACAAACGCCAGTCGGGCAAGAATTCAGATAAGTCTGACACAAGCCAGTTTTGAGTCCGACATCACCGGCACCGGCACCTACCTGCCGATGACCTTCTACACCGGAGGCAGCGAGCGGGTCAGGGTTGATACGTCGGGGAATGTGGGGATTGGGACGGCGCCTTCGTACGTGCTTGACACTTACCGCAGCGGTACGACGACTGTCTCCATTGCAGCAAGGAACGACACCTCTACAACTTTGCTGTACGCCACGAACGCTGCTTCGTTTGTTGGCACAACCACAAACACGCCGTTTGGGTTCATCACCAACAACGCTGAACGCATGCGCATCGACGCATCCGGCAGCGTGGGGATTGGTGGCACATCGTTTGGCAGCGGCACGCTCGTAATGTTCATCGCCAACGCAACTGCGGTACCCAGCACCAATCCGACGGGTGGCGGCGTGCTGTATGTTGAAGGTGGCGCGCTGAAATATCGTGGGTCTTCTGGGACGGTCACTACGATTGCCAACGCATGAACGACATCACCCTCACCCTGACCACCGCCGAGGTCAACGCGATCCTGCAGGTGCTCGGCCAACTGCCGACCTCCTCGGGCGCGTGGCCGCTGCTGGTCAAGATCAAGGACATGGCCGAGGCTCAGGTGGCCGAGCAGCAGAAATCCGAATCCTGACATGGCCGCAATCCCCATCGTCGCAGGCATCTACTCGGACGCAGGCCCGGACATCCGGACGGCGTTTCCGGTGAACCTGATGCCCGTTCCCAAGGGCTCAGGCGTCAGCCAGGAGTACCTGAGGCCGGCAGATGGGGTGGTGCCAATGGCCTCGACCGATGTCGGCGTGGATCGCGGCGCGATTGAGTGGCGCGGCACCTGCTACCGGGTAATGGGCACGAAACTCGTGAGCGTGTCGGCCACGGGAGCGATCACGGTGCTTGGCGACGTTGGCGGGCCGGTCAACACCTACGTCACGTTCGACTACTCGTTCGACCGGCTGGCGATTGCCAGCGGCGGCAGGCTGTACTACTGGAACGGCGGCTCGCTGGCGCAGGTCACCGACCCCGATCTGGGAAACGTGCTCGATGTCGTGTGGGTCGATGGCTACTTCATGACCACGGACGGCGAGTTTCTGGTGGTCACCGACCTCAGCAACCCGCTGGCCGTCAACCCGCTGAAGTACGGTTCGTCCGAGATCGACCCCGATCCGGTGGTTGCGCTGCTCAAGCTGCGCAACGAAATCTACGCGATCAACCGGCACACCATCGAGGTGTTCGACAACGTGGGCGGGACTCTGTTCCCGTTCCAACGCATCGACGGGGCGCAGATCATGCGCGGCGCGGTGGGCACGCATGCCGTGTGCGTCTTTGGCGACGAGGGCCTCGCGTTCCTCGGCGGTGGTCGCAACGAGTCTCCGAGCATCTATCTTGGCGGCAACGCCTCCAGCGCACCGCTGGCCACGCAGGACGTTGATCTGCTGCTGCAGACCTACACCGAGGCGCAACTGTCCACGGTCAAGCTGGAGGCCCGCATCGACCGGGCGCACAAGCTGCTTTACGTCCATCTGCCCGACCGCACGCTGGTGTACGACCACGCGGCCAGCCAGGCGCTGCAGATGCGGATCTGGTTCACGCTCACGGGCGGCGTGGAGGGATTCGAGCAGTACCCGGCGCGCAACTTCGTGTGGTGCTACGACAAGTGGCTCGCGGGCTCGCCTTCGCTGCAGTCGCAGACCGACTTGCTGCTGGCCGAAAACGGCGATGTGCTGGAGACCGAAACCGGGGGCGACCTGATCGACGCCAACGAGGGACTCTACGGCGTAGTGGGCTACCTCGACCGCAAGATCAGCAGCCAGTGGGGCGAGAAAACCCGTTGGGAGTTCGTCACGCCCATCGTCTACAACGAGAGCAAGGGCGCAATCTTCCACGAACTCGAACTCGTGGCCCTGCCGGGGCGTGTGACCATCGGCACGAATCCGACCATCTCGACCTCGTACTCGACCGATGGCATGTCGTGGAGCCAGGATCGGTTCATCGGGGCCGGGAAGACGGGCGACACCCGCAAGCGCCTCGTCTGGTTCCAGCAGGGGCACATGGAGTCGATCCGCATGCAGCGCTTCCGGGGCGACTCGGACGCGCACATCTCCTTCCTGCGGCTGGAGGCGCGGCTTGAGCCGCTGAACGTCTGATGCCGACCCAGACGCCGCCGCTGCGCCTGACGCGGGATCAGCTTGCCACGTTCCTGACGGACCAGAAACAGATCCGCGCTTTCGAGAACCTGTTCTCCATCGTGGAGGACATCGCGCCCGACGTTGTGCAGCAGGTGCTGCTCGCGGCCGGCAGCGCGCAGGCAGCAGCCACGGACGCACAGGGCCAGGTGCAGAGCGCCGAGCAGGCGCTGGCCGCGACTCTGGCCGCGTGCGAGGCCAAGGCCACGCTGGCGCTGCAGCAGGTGCTCGCGCTCAAGCACATCGCTGACTTCGTGGAGACCGCACCGCCACCGCGCGAGTTCAAGCGCAGCCGCTACGGGTCGTTCTACAGCACCGCCACGCAGACGGCGACGGCCATCAATACGGCCAAGGAAATCACGTTCAACACGACTGATCTGTCGCGGGGCGTGTACGTGGGAACGCCGACCTCGCGGGTGTACGTGGACACCGAGGGCATCTACAACTTCCAGACCAGCATCCAGATTGACTCGACCGTCTCGACGGATCAGGAGTTCTACCTCTGGTTCAGGAAGAACGGCTCGGATGTCACGAACTCCGCGAGTCAGGTGCGGGTCAAGGGCAACAATGCCGAGGTGTTCCTGTCGCTGAATTTCTTCTTCAACCTCAAGGCCGGGGATTACGTCGAACTCGTGTTCAGCGTGACTGACCTCGGCGTGCAACTGCTGGCCTCTGGGGCTGTCGCTCCGCATCCGGGCATCCCGTCCGTCATCCTGACCGTCTCCAACAACATCGGGGGCATTGAATCATGACCGTAACCGTTACCGTGCTCGTGCCTCCCAAGCAGATGGAGGCCGTGCAGACCACGCAGTACACCGCCACGAACGTGCGGGCCATCATCGACAAGGCCACCGTCACCAACACTGACACCGTGTCGCGCACGTTCTCGGTGAACATCGTCACGAGCGGCGGGGCGGCTGGGAACGGCAACCTCGTCATCGACACCCGCACCGTGCAGCCCGACGAGACGTACCTGTGCCCCGAGCTGGTGGGCCAGGTGCTTGCGCCGGGTGGGTTCATCTCGACCATCGCAAGCAACGCGACCTCGCTCGCGCTGCGGGTGTCTGGACGCGAGATCACGTAAGGGTTATGATGGCATCCGCTGAGTCCATCGGCCGCCAGCAGCCACCGGGAGGTGCCATGCTGCGTGAGAATTTCGAGCAAGTGTTCCGGCTCCCGCCCCCGGCGGTGGAGTGGCTGCTCGCGCTGTACGACTGCATCCAGGTGCTTGACGACATTGCCGATGGCGACAAAGTGGAGCGCTCTGACCTTGACGCGGCGATCTGGAATCTGCTGTTCGCGCTGCCGGCGTCGCCGTTCTTCCAGCAGCACAGCGCCGTCCTGCTGCCCCTGCTCTCGCAGGCGATCCTCAAGTGGCAGGCGTCGGACGCAGCCGAGCGTGCCGGGAACCCGTCAGCGATGGCCTTCGCTTGGCGTGCCGGGTACTACGACATTGTGCTCTCGGTGGTCTGCATCTGCCACGGGGCTGCGGCTGCGGTGAAGGCTGCGCCGTTTGTGATGCAGACGTATGGCGAGACGTTCGACGCCTACATGAACGAATTTGAAGGGGGCCGCGATGCCTGAAGCAGCCACCGCACTGGTAGCCGGGTCGAGTCTCCTCGGCGGGGCCATGCAATCCCGCGCTGCGGGCAAAGCCGCAGGCCAGCAGGCCGACGCCGCACAGGCAGGAATCGAGGAGCAGCGCCGTCAGTTTGACGAGATGCAGAAGCTCCTCGCGCCTTACGTCCAGGCCGGCCAGCCCGCGCTACAGGCGCAGCAGGCAATGCTCGGCCTGCAGGGCGCAGAGGCGCAGCAGCAGGCCATCGCAGGCGTCGAGCAGAGCCCGCTCCTGCAGGCGCTGATGCGTCAGGGCGAGGAGGCGATGCTGCAGCAGGCGTCGGCTACGGGCGGCCTGCGAGGCGGGAACCTGCAGGGTGCGCTGGCTCAGTTCCGGCCGCAGATGCTGCAGGAAGCCCTCGACCAGCAGTATGCGCGGCTCGGGGGGCTCACGGCTCTCGGGCAGCAGTCTGCTGCGGGTGTGGGTGCGGCTGGTATGCAGACTGGCCAGGCTGTTGCCGGTCTCCTCGGCCAGCAGGGCGCAGCCCGCGCAGGCGGCACGCTGGGCCGTGCGGCACCGTTCGCCAGCCTGCTCCAGACCCCGCTGCAGATGTACGGCATGGGTGTGGGGAGCGGCAAGATTCCGTTCCCGTCGTTCGGGGGTGCTCCGAGTGGCTACGGCGGCGGGCTGCCCTCGGGGATGATCCCGAGCGGCGCGCCGATGTAAGGAGCTGACGACATGGCACTCGGCCCGATCAACTACCAGATGCAGGTTGCCACGCCCTTCGAGAGCGTGTTGCAGGGTATGACTGCTGGTGCGCAGATGGCGAACATCGAAGCCGCGCGCATGCAACGGGAGGCGCAGGCGGCGGCCCAGCAGCAGGCTGTGCAGCAGCAGCAGGCGCTGGACCAGGCGTATGCAGCCTTGCGAGCCAACCCGAACCCGCAGTTCGATGACTACGAGCGCGTGGCGCTGATGCTGCCCAAGGACCGCGCTGATGTGGTGTTCAAAGCCTTTGAGTCTAGGTCCAAGAAGGAGCAGCAAGAGACGCTGAACTTCTCCGGCAACCTACTGGCCGTCGCCAAGACCGGAAACCGCGACATGGTGGTTTCCATGCTCAACGAGCACGCGCAAGGGCTACGCAACGCTGGCCGTGCTGCCGAGGCAAAAACCTGGGAAGACTCTGCCCGCCTTGCCGAGCTCGCTGGGCCGGAGGATGTTGATCGGATCGTCGGAATCTCGGTCGCCAAGCTGCCGGGTGGGAAAGACCTGATCGAAAACGTCAACAAGGTTGAGCAGCAGAGGCGCGAGGCGAAGCTGTTCGGGCCAGGACTGCGCGAGGCTACGGCCAGGGCAGACAGGGCGGTTGCTGACGCCATCACAGCCCAAGCAACTGCCACCAATGCAGGCGAGAGGGCGGCTGCTGATGCCGCGCTCGCAAAGGCACAAGCCGCCAAAGCTAAGGTAGAGGCTGACTTTGCCGAGAAAAACGCCATTGCCGACCTTCAAAAGAAAGCCGCAGACGTTGGATTGACGAAGGCGCAGACCAACTCGGCGATTGCTCAAACCAGAAAACTCGGCGTGGAAATTTCCAAGGCCGCGATTGAACTTGAAGGTTTGAAGGCGTCTGGCGGGGTGGACCCGGCCAAGAAGTTCGACCAAGAGGAAAAAATCCGTAGAGAGTGGCAAGCTAGGAGTAAGGTTTACAGCGAACTCGGCTCCACGTTCTCCAACATCCAAGCATCCGCAGGAGCCAAAACCGGCCCCGGCGACATTGCGCTGATCACGGGTTTCATGAAGATGCTCGACCCTGGATCGGTGGTGCGTGAGACGGAATTTGCCACCGCTAGGGATACGGCTGGGCTTTTTGACCGCCTCGCAAACCAAGCGCAGAAGCTGCAGAGCGGCCAGATTTTCTCTTTGGACTCCAAGCAGCGGCAGGAATACGTTACGCTTGCAAGGCAGTATCTGGATGCCGCGCAGAAGAAGGCAGACCAAGAGAAGCGCGATCTGGGGGTGGTGGTCAAAAATTACGCTCTGAACCCGGAGAACGTGTTTGGAATCCGCCCCGCAGAGCCGAGTCCGGCCGCAGCCCAGCCGGCCAACATCCCCGGCGCAGCCCCAGGCCAACGCGCTCCCGCGCCCGCCGCCGGTCAGCGTAATGTGACGGTGGACTTCTGACATGCCGTACTCGATCACCACGCGCGACGGGATCACGATTCAGAATATCCCTGACGATGTTCCGCCTGACTCGCCTGAACTCAAGCAGCGGGTGGCGGCGATTCGTGCGAGTGGTGGTGCCGGCGCGCTTGCGCCTCCTCCTGCGCCTTCGACAACCTCAACCGGAGTCGCTGGTGCGATCACGCGCGGCCTAGCGCTGCCGGCTACTGGAGCGGCTCTCGGGGCTGCGGCTGGCGCTCCGCTGGCTGGTGTGGGTGCCGTACCGGGCGCTCTGGCTGGTGCCGGTGCTGCTACCTTGGCGCAGTTCGTGGGCGATCCCGTCGTTTCCACGATCAACAACCTACTCGGCACGAAGTACACGCTCCCGACGCAGGCGATGGAAGACCTGCTCACGCGCATCGGTGTGGCGCAGCCCAAGACCGAGGCCGAGCGCATCCTCCAGGCTACGGCGGCCGGTGCGTCAGGGGCTGGCGGGACTGCTGCGCTCGGGCGCACTGTTCAGACTGTTGCAGGCCAGGCCGCTCCCGTTGCTCGAGAGGTTGGCAGAATGCTGGCGACTCAGCCTGCAGCGCAGATTGCAGGCGGCGCAGGCGCTGGCTTTGCAGGGCAGGGCGCGCAGGAAATGGGCGCGGGGCCGGCTGGGCAACTTGCCGCAAGCCTCGCGGGAGGTGTTGCCGGGGCTACGGCAGCCGGGCCTCGGCGCGTTCCGACGACGCCAGGACTCAGGCAGACCGCAGAGGAAGCCCAGGTTCGGGGCATCCCGGTGATGACCTCCGATGTGATGCCGCCCGAGACGTTCATGGGCAAGACTGCGCAGCGCGTAGGCGAACGCATTCCGCTGATCGGCACCGGCCCGCAGCGTGCGGCCCAGCAGCGCGCCAGGACCGACGCTGTGCGCGATGTGCTGCGGCAGTATGGCGCGGATGATGCGGCTGGCGTCAGCGATGATGTGATGCGCGATCTGGCGAACAAGCGCGCGGCCGATCTGAGCAAGTACAGCAACCTCAAGGGCGAGGTTATCGGACGCCTCGACGCGGCCGGAACCGTTCCCGTGCCTACTGCCACGCAGGCGATCGACGATCAGATTGCGCAACTGCAATCGCTTCGCTCCGAGCAGTATGCGCCGGTTATCAAGGTGCTGGAGGACTGGAAAGCAAGCCTGCAAGGGCAGGGCCTGCGCAACATCGAGACGCTGCGCAAGCAGGTCGGAGAGTCTTTCGCGGCTCCCGAACTGTCCGCCATCCGCAGCGCAGGGCAGAAGGCTTTGTCTGCCGTCTATGGCCCGCTCAAGCAGGACATGGAGAACTTCATCACGGCAGTCGGTGACCGGCGCGATGTGACGAAGTGGAAACTCTCGGACAAGCGCCTCTCAGCACTGGCCGGCGAGCTTGACATGGGCGCGCTGAAATCGGTTCTCCGCAGCGGCGAGGTGACGCCCGAAGTTGTGGACAACCTGCTATTCAGCCGGAAACCCAGCGAGGTGCGCCAGCTTTACACGAGCCTGACGCCAGCGGGGCAGGCCAATGCGCGCACCGCGATCCTTGCTCGCGCAGCAGAAAAGGCCCGCTACGAGCTTGAGGACGGAACTCGCATGTTCAGCCCTGAGCGGTTCAACGCGGAGATCAAGCGCCTGCAGCCTCAGATCGGTGTGTTCTTCCGTGGTGACGATCTGAAGCAGGTCGAAGGTCTGTCGCGCGCGCTGACCCTGACCCGCCGCGCTGGCGAAGCCGGCGTTGTTACGGCTACGGGCCAGGAGGCGGTGCCGTTCGTCGCTGGTGGCGCGCTTGCGGAAATCATGGGCACGCTTGGCGCGACGATTGCCACCGCTGGCGGTATCGGCGGCATGGCCCGCATCTACGAATCCGCTCCGGTGCGAAATCTGATGCTGCAGCTTGGCAAGGCGGCACCAGGAAGTGCAGAGGAGGCCGCGCTCGCTCGTAGGCTTATCTCGACCATTCAGACACAATCCGAGGCCATCGGCCGGCAGCCGCCGCAGGAGTAACCATGACCACCCTCTCCATCCAGCCCCCCTTCCCCGCCTTCACCGACATCGACGGCCAGCCGCTCGAGAACGGCTACGTCTTCGTCGGCACGGCGAACCTGAACCCCGTCACGAACCCGATCTCGGTTTTCTGGGACGCGGCGCTCACGCAGCCTGCAGCCCAGCCGGTGCGCACGCTCGGAGGCTACCCGATGAACTCGGGTACGCCGGCCAGGCTGTACGTCAACTCGGACTACAGCATCCAGGTGCAGAACTCCAAGGGCTCGGTGGTCTACAGCGCCCCTGCGGCCGGTGAGCGGTTCAGCGATGTCGTGGTGACGGTCGATTCGTTCAGCGTGGCCTTCACGCAGGCCGGCAGCGGGGCGCTCACCACCACCGCACAGGCCAAGATGCGCCAGCGCGT